GCTGAACCAGTTGTTGTGTCGAAGTTGTATTCTTGACCGATTGAGTTAGCGTTTGCAGAACCGTTAACTTGAATCTCGTAGACCAATGCTGGGTCTTGGAAAATCCAGAAAACGATTTGTGTTGCAGCTGCTAAAGAAGCGGCAGTGATTGATTTACCGAGAGTACGACGACCTTCAGCGGTTGTATATTCTACACCGTCGAAAGAACCGTAAACTTTACCAGTGCCAGAAGCGGTAGCTGCTGCAATGGTTAATTGGCCTGTTGAAGTGATTGCCACGGGTGTGTACTGGTAAAACGCTACTTGAGCTCCGGTGAGGGAGTAAGGAGCTGTGTACGCACCACCAGTTGTGCTGGTGAGGTTAAAATTGTTGGTGCCAACGAATGGAACCGAACGATCTAAACCACTTGGGTGGTAAGCTGGCTTCAGACCAAAGGGTTGAAATACTGTAGACATAGTCTATTTTTCCTTTGTTTTTGAAGAATGTTAAGAGAAACGAACATTTTTGTTATTCGCCTTTGCGGTTTCTTTTTCCATTTCCAAAAGACCACCTTCGAGAACTGAACGTCCACCTTTATTACCTTGCGCTGTGTCGCGAACCTGCGCTGTAATATTGCGTTGGTGTTCAAGCGGATCCTCCAGATGGAGCATACGCATTACTTCTTGATAGATATCTTCTGGTAATTTAAAAAGTACCATTTCGTTACAACTAACACAGCCTTCAAACTTGCCTGAATTCATCTTGCCTAGTCCTTCAAAGCCTATTCCTAATTCTGAGGCTTTAACTGGCTCATAACCCAATGCCATACGTTTGTCGATACTGTCGTAAGTATTGGTTGTTGATAACCAACACAAGTGCATTCCAGGGATAATGCCACCTGGAAGTTCGGGCAACGCACTATTTGCCCACTTGTCTCTAAACGCATCAAGGCGTTCACGACGTGCAATGTCATCTGGAGCGGCCGTTGTAGTCCGCTCAATTACTTCTTGAACTCGATCGGCTAAGCGATCATCTAAGTCCCGTTTAATTCTTGTATTTGCCATGATAATTATTCCTTATTAGCGCGGTCATACGAGGCGTATGCGCGGATCATTTTGTTTCGTTTAGCTACGTCATCCCATGCACCAGCGTCTTTAATTGCCTGAACGCGCTCTCTGGAGAGAGTAATAGTCCCTGGCTTGGTGCTTGAGTCATTTGCTACTCGGCTAGAGGCTGTTGGGCCTGCTGAACGTTTGGCTGATTTTCCACCCTGCGATGTGTAGCGGTGTGGAAGGCGTGCTGATAAACGATTATCGAGTTCTTCCCAGTACTCCGGGTCACTTGGATCCCATCCGTCTGTTGCTAACTCTTGATCAATTACTTTGGCAATTCTACTATCTGTGTCGCGTGCCTGTGGATCGTACCAGCTGTTCTTTTTAAGCCATTTTGTTGCGTTGGCTTGAACTTCTGTGCTGATCTCGTTAGGTACGTTTTGCTTAGGGGTCTTTGCGGCCTCTAGCTGTTGTTTTTTGTAATGTTGAACCTGAGCCAAACGCTGTTTAGCATCTGTTAATTGCTCTAGGAACTCTACTTGACCGGCCATATCGCCATTTTGGGCAGCTTGTAGCATCTTCATCTTTGCATACTCGACTCGAGTGGCTTCGTCTTCCACTTGTTTGTCGATTTGTGCAAACTGATACGATGCGGCAGTGCTTTCTACGGCAGCTAGGCGTTTAGCCAGCTCTTCATTGCGTCGTTCAAGTGTTGTAATCTTGTTTTTAGCAGTTAGATCGCGCTGTTTCTTTAACTCTTTCTTGAGTTTGCGCTCTTCACGTCGTGCTTCACGAATTTTTTCACGTTCTTCGTCGTTTTCGGCGTTTTCGTCGTCCTCGGCGTCTTCATCTGCGTGCTCTTCGTGATCTTCGTCGTCGTGATCATCATTTTTATCTACTTTTTTGCCCTTTTTTACCTCGTCGTCCCCAATTTCTTCTGGGAATTCTACCTTGGCAAGGATTGAGCCATCCTCTTGTTCCCTAATAGGGACATCTTTTTCATTATCTGCCACAATTTTCTTTCAAAATTAGTCTACAAACGCCTTCATTTTCTGCGCATGTTCAAATGACTTGATGCGAGAAATGATTTCACGTGCCTGCAATGTGATGAATACTACTGCCGATCCATCGTCGCCGGGGTTAATAACAAAACGGTCACCACCGTACTTGATAGTACGTACTAGATCGCCTTCTTTGCACCATGGGCCTTCGACCCAATAGGACAATTCTTCGTCTAGGTTGCGGTATGCTAAGGGGCCAACTTGAACCACTTTAGCTACTGTCTCATTAAAACGTAACGTCTGTTTGGTCTCATCAACTAGGATGATTCCGCCCTTACTGGTTGTTTTCTCACGGCGTAGTTGAACTAAAACGCGATCACCAGCTACTTCTACTCCAGGGTCAATAACTGGAAAACACTCTGCTTCTGATCGTGTATCCGGCTCATCTGCCTGGTTGATATCAAATGCTGCCATCCGGCAACCTCCTATAACCTTTACAGGTCGTCTTCATCTTCCGTCAAAATTTCATTGATAATATCAAGCACTTCTTTAAAGCCCTCGTAACGTCCCACCATTCTCTGGTAGTCTTCAAACGAGTTGATATTATTTCCCGCAGTGACGGCTTCTGCGATTTTCTTTTGTTCATCTCGCGTACGCGAGATAATTTCTGATAAAAAGTCCTTCATAATCTTACTAATACGTGGGAGCGGATATTTCCGCCCTAAAAATTGTTATTCTTTGAACAATTTTCTTTTTTAGTTAGGATTTGTAAATTCCAAGGAACATGTAATCCCGAAACTGTTTTTCCTTTTAGCGGCACAATATGGTCTACTTCAAACTTTCCACCTAATGTTTTTTCCATAACTTTTGCTTGTTGATAAAACCCAAGTATTTGAATCTTGTGTGCATCAGTTAGCCATTTTGGTGTTCGTTGTATTTCTGTTGCGTGCCTTTGCATTGCGTAAGAGTTTACTTTTGCTTGGTTTTCTTTTTGCCACCAAGCAGTATATTCTTTTGCAATTTCTCTATTTTCTTCGCGCCATTTAGCCATTCCCGCATTTTGTTTTTCAAATGCTTCTGGGCTATACCACGACTCTGTATAAAAACCGTCTTTTAGCGGTCTATCTTTTCTGTAGTGATGAAACCTAAAACCATCTTCACGCAAGTCTCCACGTTTAAATGGTTTGTCGGTTTTTGGATTTAATCGTTTCATGCAACGATCAGTAAAAGTTACCGCCTTTAATATCTTTTAAGTTTTTGTCTGGACCAACTTTAGATGACTTGGCCATCTTGTTGCCATTCAATACTGCGTTGTTTGAACGCTTGGAACCAGAAGCTCCAGCATCAATTGTTTTTTCGCCAGGGCCGCCAGCATAGCCGGGTGTGCCTGTCATTTTGTAAGATTTGCGGAATCCTAAGAGATCGTCTGCCATGTTATTGTCCTTGTGGGGGTTGTGGTGCTGCTGCTTGTTGTTCTTGTTGTTGCTGCATTTGAGCCATTTGTTGCTGGTGTTGCTGGTCAGCTTGTTGTAGGCCTTGTTGGTGCTGCTGATCTGCCTGCTGCAGACTTTGTTGGTGCTGCTGGTCTTGCTGTGCTAATTGTTGTTGACCTTTTTGAGCTTCAATCTGGGCTTGAACTTGCTGTGACTGTTGATCAAATTGTTGTTGCTGCACTGCTAATCCATGTTGACGGATGTCTTGGCTGGCTGCCGCGATTGCTTCCATGGCTGACTTATCTTGGTCTGCCTCTAGTTGAGCTTGGATACTATCCATCTGCGCGCCGGCTGTGATCATAGCCACACGTTCCTTAGCAGCGTTGTTGATGTTTGCCATGGCAATATCAGTAGCGTTGCGTTGGTTATCGATGCTAGTCTGTGTGCTGTACTTAGCTTGTAACTCTTGAACTTTTTGTTGTAGCTCTGCAATCTTGATCTGATAATTTTGCTGATCTTGTTGCATCTCGAGCTGCATCTTAGCCTGGGACTCTTGTGCTTTACGCTGAGTCTCAGCCATTTGAGTTTTGAGAATAACTTGAGCAGTTGGGTCAGACATCGCAGCAGACTGTTGTTGTTGCTGTTGTGCTTGTGCCACTTTCTGTGCCAAGGCTCCAATTTGCTGCACATACTGAGCCATGTTTGCTTTGGAGTCTTCGTCAACCATTTGTGAAGCCAAAGCCAGGGCTTGTTGCGCTTCAATGTCAAGTGGGTTTTCTTGATGCAGGTTGAGCACATCTTTGCCACCGGAAGCCTGAGCAACATACGCACGCATGGACTGCAAGTAGTGCAGTGTCAGGTGCTGCTTGATGTGTTCTAGGGCGTGTGGTGCAAACACTGGACCAATTACTGGGTTACCACCGTACGCTGGGTTTTCTGCGTACTCTAAGTGAACCTTGATGTGAGCGATATGATCTTGGTCTGGGTACGCTGCAGCTGGTCGGCCCATAGTCATCGAGACGTTCTCGAGCGCAGGGTTAGACTCAGAAGCACCTAATGGGTTTGGTAACACTTCTTCCACTGAAGGAATTTTTAACTGATGCAACACGCGGCGATAGACAGCACGGATGTCGAACATACCTGGAGGCGCAGATGTTGCCATCTGTAAAAGTGCCTGGTTCTGTGCTAAGCGCTGTGACTCAGAAAAAATGTTAGGGTCAGATACTGGGCGCACATCTGAGTTGTACGCAAAGTCGCGAACTTCAATCTCAGAGCCAGACTGATTGTCCATCTCGTCCAGGTACCAGTGGTTGATACGGGAGATGATGGCCAGGGACTTGGCTTGTGAACGGTGTAAGCGCGCATGAATGGAGGAGAATACCTTGGCACCTTGCTCGATCAGAGCTTGGGTTGTGCCAACAGGCATGTTGTTGTTTGCTTCGCCGATCTTTTCTTCGGCAGTAGTTACCACACCTTTAGCGGCGTCAGTTAACCAGCCTAGCAAATTGAACAGAACGCTAGAAGGCTGATTGAACGGCATTGGCATTGCAATCTTGCGAACGTCGTCAACGCCAGGGGCGCCTTCAATTTCTACAACTTGGGTTGGCTCAATTCGGTCAGACTGTCCTCCAATTCGACCACCTTTGAGTTTAAGTAGCGTTTGGCTGTTGTTGATGTGAGCAGCGTCAAGTAAAGCACGCAGAGCGCCGGTAAGAGCAGCAGACAAGCCGCCGATAAGCTGAGGCAATCCAATAGCGTAAGCTCCGCGCCAAGGGATGAATTTAAACTCGACAAACCAATCCAATTTTTCGAGCTTTTCATCGCCAGATTCCCAGTTGCGGTATAGTGCTAGTACTTTGCTTGTTGTCTCATCGATTGTGAGGATGTATGGAGCACGACGGCCTTGCGTTTCTGGATCATCATCCAGACGCATAAAGCACGTCACTTCGTAAATGCGGCGTAGACCATCAATGTTTTTAGATGGCTCTGATTTGCCTTCAATCTTGTTGTTTGCTTTTTCAGACTGAGTTTGTTCTGTTAGCGGTGCGTCTGATGTGTACTCAGAGTCAATATCGATGTAGATACCAGCTTCAACGCGCTGTAAGAATGTGTCTTCTGTAATGTCCTGAACTTCAGTTACACGCTGCGCGGTGTAAAAGTTTGTCGTGGAGTACGGCAATAGGATGTTGTCGATCGGGACCCACTCGCAAGTTGGTCTGGCTTGCTCAGCGTCATAGCGCCATTTTAAGAACTGAGAACCGCCAAGAGGGAGTTGGGTCAGCAACTGCTCCATCTCATCTCGGAACTCAGGTATTTGTTCTGTGAGCTGCCAGTTCATAAAGTCTACTTTACGATTGGCTGTCTCTTCTTTAATTCGGTCTGCTTGACCCTTGATGTTTGATTTAACAATTCCATCAGGTGGCAATAATTCTCTGGTTGACGATGCTGCGAAATCTACACAGCTTTCAGCCATTACTGGATGAACAACCTTAGAAGCTCCATCAAAAGTAGCGCCGCCAGGGGCATCCTTACCAAGACCAGTGCGACGTAAACCCTCTTCATACTGTTTATCTCGTTGTTTGCGGGACTCACGATCAACGTCAATATAATCTAAATATTCTACCGCGAGAGATTGAAGTACGCCGTCATCAAATACCTCAGCTAAGTTCGCATAGAACTCAGGATTTTTCTGTGGGCTTTGTTTTTCTTGGAAGTTTACTACGACAGAGCCGTCATCTAACTCAATGACTTCTTGCTCTGCATCGTCCTCGTCTAGCCCGAGCTCGTCTTCAAATGCTTCCATCTCCGCGTCTTGATCTTTTGCGTCATGGATTTCTTCTTCACGGTCTAAGCCGGGAAGGTTACTGCCTGTTTGAATCGGTAGTCTTGGATTTGCCATAGATTATTTATGTTTTTTTGCGCGGGGTTCTATTGGCCGGCAATGGGGAATAGGGTGGACATAATTGAGTCCTTATTTTAACTAATACGCTAATTGAGTCTAATCCGCCCTACATAGAATATGGATTTACGAACTTATTCCTTATTGCGTCATCAGAATAGTCATAGTCACGTGCGGGTAGGAAATCGAGCTGAATCCAGCCAGAATCACGCAAAACACGCAAGGCCTGGGATAGGGAGTCCACGTAGTCATCATGGCCACCGGCTTCTGGGAACGAACATACCTGGCGCAAGAATCGCTTGGCCCATTCGGCAAAGTCGCCCTTAACCTTGGAGTCTTCTGGTATGAAGACCTTACCCTTGGCAACGAGGGGCGCCACAATGTTTAATCGC